GCAAAAGTCAATAAATTCAAATAGGTAAGACAAATAAAATCAATGCATAACGCGGCCTTTTAATGTCATGCCCAGGACGGAACGCCGTAATAATACGGCAAAAATAAATTAAATTAATACTTACTAAAATCCACAATTTTATTTGATACTATCACAAATTTATAGGGCTCTGTACGGTGGGGAACTTCTAAGACCCCATAGTCACGGAATGTTCTAAAATCTTCCCAATCTTCATTAGAGTATTGGGGCAAGTCTTTTTGATTAATTAAATCCGCGACTGGATGGTCAATATACTTAACGTTCCAATCTAAGTCCTTCATATAATCTTCAAAATTGTTGAAATCGAGAATAGTTGTGTTATAACGTCTACTTAATGCATAGTAACTATTCTCGTTAAGTCGCACTTTTCTACTACTAAATAAAAATCGACTTTCCACCCTATCTCTTAACTTCCTTCCCTCACTTCTGTTGTCATAACTGTATTTCATTCTATAGAAAAATTTATATAAGCCGTCGAACATATAAATTTCATTAATTAATCCACTCAACTTCTCGGCGGCATATTTGCATTTATCCTCCATGCAATAATTCCTATAAATGAGGGCTGATTTACTTAACATATTACCGAGTTTAGGCATGAGATAATATGTTGTTTTTGTGCCTTTTCTACCCTTCATTTTACCCAAAACTGGTAGAAAGAAAGAACTGCAGTAATCCAAATCGACTACATTATCACTCATTGCAAATTCCAATTTATAGCCCAATTTCTCACTTACTTTGAATATCTCCTCGGTAACCTTATACTTTCGTTTCATTATTATTAAACAATCGTCTCCACATACAAAAATCTTCATGTGTTTGAAGACGACTTCCCCAAATGCCTTGAATAGTAAATATAAATTAATCTTAACTGTTAATACACTATTCATCAATGTTGTATGGGGATCACCACTACTTCTAGTAGCCAAGAAACTAGCTTCAGTCACTGAATTATCATAATGTGATATGCCTCGTGACTTCCAACGGGATGCACCATATGCAGTGATCTCATGCATACGCTGCGCGTCACCATCATCCCGTAACATGTAACCTAAATCAAAACCTTCAGCTAGTAAACTATACTGATGCTGTGATGCATCAAACTTCTTGGCATCGGTTGCTATAGCCCAGTATTTTCCACTGTAGGCATCGATTGCAGTCTTGACGCAATCGCCGATTTGGTTTCTATCCATTCCACTAGTGTAAATAATGACGTCTTGCGCTTTTGGTAATTTTACGCTAGTATTATGACTAATATAACCTGGCAAGTCTGAGTTATTCCAGGCGGCTTTTATCGCACTTTGTATGGTTGAACAGATAGGCGCGCAAATAACTTGTAATTCAGTCTTACGCGCATTGATGGTACGTGCAGGTGCTTTAACACCTTTCATCATTAATTCCCTCTTAACGAATCCCTCTTTAATTAGATATTTTTCATTAGTTGTAACCAATTCGGGATCCAATTCTGCTCTTCTGGCTGCGTCCTTATACTTATCGATCTTAGCCTGACTAAAATGTTTCCTAGTACTTATCCAGGTATCAAAATCGATAACCTTACCCACTCTAGGTAATGTTGGCCAGATGTATTTAAAGGTGAAACTCATGAAGTCACCCCATTGCAATAGACTTAATTTAGCTTGATTATCCATTCCTTGTCTCTGTTGAAAACTCTCATATAAATTAAAACCAGTTTGTTCATGTAAACAAATTATGGTTCGTAACATAGGCATGATTTGTTGAATTGTTGTTACTGGTTTCTGCTTATTTTGTGGGTGTTTCGCAAATCCTACATGAGATGTCTTTTTCATCACAGTTGTAGTTCCAACTAGAGGACAAGACATAGCTATACTATCACAATAATATGCGAACTCTGGGTCGCTCCTAAAGAGTTCTGGATCAGCAGGTTCCTCCGGTTTGTAGGGAACAGTGTGAGTATCCTTTACGTACTTGAAATCTATGGTCGCATCAGGCATACCTACGCCTCTAATTCGTAATTTACGTGTCATTATCATGCGATTAAGAAGATCCTCACGACTCATCTCAGTAACAGGTGGTTCTATCTTCCCTTCTTCCTGTTCTGGTAAACTAAATTCTATCAGCTTATCACCGTCATAAGCTTGTACGTACTTTATCGTACGAGTGAATTTATTAAATCGCCATTTATACCTAATAGGGGCTCCACCTCCTCTCCTAATGGTGAGTGTCATACCCATTCCTGGGTGATTACGATATCCTAATATCGCCCCTAATGTAAGTGAGCCACTAACTGGTATAATTTTAGTTCCAACGTGTATGAATATGTCATCCTGTCCATCTCTAATTTTACATTTTCTCCTCATTGTTTTATGAAGAGTTAAGCAAGTTGAACTATGATGGAAATAGACTGTGAAATGTTTAAACTGTGGGTCACTCGGTGTGACATTGAAACAAATAAACTGAGTTGGATCATTAGCATCGCCTTTAACTTCAAATTCCTCCTCTACTAAACTACTTTGGTTCTGTGTATGCATAGGTGGTATCCTAGGGCCATTATTAGGCGGTGGTCCAGAAACTATGGGTAATTGAGGTTGATTAGGTAGAGGATTAGGCGGTGGATTTGATTGTGGTATAGGTGCTATAGTATTATTTAGTAACGGTGGTACAGTGGAAAAAAGATTCACATGATTATTAATGTTCTGGCTTGAATTAGGGTCTCTATGTGCTACCGGACCGTTAACCATTTGTTGTTCATGAAAGAAAGGTGATATACGATCCACACCGTCAAGGCTGGCTGATACTGGATCCCCTGTGATTGGGGAATAAGTAAATAATGTATCATCTCTCGATATTCCATTGTAATTATTATTCTCATCTCCTTTAATTACTAAGCCAACTTGACCCCCACCAATGTGATTAGGTGGAGTAAAGGTACGCCCCACTCTCGTGTTCAAATAAGCAAATTCTCCTCTAAGAAATTTATGAATATAAATCAATCCACCAAAAATACAAGCAGTCGTACCTAACCAAAATGTAAATTTACTACAATTAGTTAAAAACTTTAGTGTTTTGGTCAGATATGTGCTAAAGGTGGTGACAGGGACTTCAACAGGCGTCTTAACTATGGTTCTGTGGACTATGGTTCGATAGAACCATTTGAGTTTCGTTTCAGGTGATAAAAGACGACCGGTTAAATTACTAAGAAATTGACCGGCGAACTTGGGTGTGTGTATGACTCGCTGTGTTATCTTGTCATTAGTGAGGCTGGTCTTGTTAAGGGCCCAACCAAACAGGTTTACTATCTGTGAACTACACCCATATAATTTGCCCCATAAAATACTGGACAAGCCTGAAATTGCAGTGAACTTAACAACATTAACATTTAATAAATGATTCATTAATGATAGTTTATCAATGTTGTGTTTTAGGAGTTTATAATTGGTCCACCATGAAACTGGTTTTCCCGTCATAAGTTCTCCTAAAAACTCTTTGACCTCATCATGAATGTGTCGAGGTCTGCGCCTTATTATCTCTTGAAGCAATAAATTACTCCCGAGTGTTAGCCAGTTACTGATCTGGGCATAATTAACATTCGCATGTATACAAGCTTGCTGCATACAAATAATGATATCTGCTATAAACTCGTCCTTATTCTTCTTCTTTAATTGATAATAATTTGTTACTGTCCGATTAAATAAAGTATATGGCATTGCCATATTCGGAACATAAGGACTACCTTTAACGTCGGTGAGTCCAAGGCTAGGTAATACCGTCTCATACCTGCCATCAATGAATAAAGCCCATTTAGCAGTGTTTGCTACACTTATTGATGTCTCAATAAATTCTCGTGTAAAATAATGTCCTAATAAATGTATCCCTTGTAATTCTCTGTTATGTATGTCATAAATGCCTTTCTTGCAGACTAATTTAGCATTAAAGACGTTGGGGAGAAGGGTACATTCGAAATCTGATAACCTTTGGAGAGTCTCTGTGTCAATAAGGTTATATAAATGTGTAATCTCTGTGCTATTCTGTTTCAAAAGATTAGTGACGAGATCGTCACTGTATTTAGAAGTAAATGTACTATTAACCGAAATACTATTATACAAATTCGCGTAACGCTGGGAAGACTGATCATTCCAATTTGGCGAATCGAAATGACCCCCGGGGGAGCTCGTAGCGTTAGATGGTTTAATCATTTTGAGATTGTACCGTTAGGCGAGCAGTAGGCACAAGACCTAAATCACCGAAGTAACGTAAGTCTTGTCATGCAAAGCTCTAG